CCAGGTATAGCCCGGCGGCACTGCCGAATTGGTGAAGGTCAGCGCGCACTGCGGCTGATCTAACGTCACATCGAAAAAGGACACCCCGGCGGTATACGCCACATCCAGCGCCAAGGCGCTGCCGGCAGCGGCAATGGCTTTACGGCGTGGTAACAGCAGCCCGCCGGTCAGGTCGGTGATCATCTTGGCCAGCGCCAGGTAGGTAGGAGACGGCCCCGAAGCCGTCTCAACCGTGGCGTCAGCCGCGCCATGCACAATGTCATGGGCCGTCTGTGCGGCGGCTTCCATCAAGGCGATGGCGGCCGCTTGGCGGTCGGATAGTTCGCTCATGGCTTTTCCAGTAGTTCAGGCATTCGGTGGTTGGTGAAGTAATGCAGGTCATTGGCCAGCATCATCAGCTCCAGGTCAGCAAAGGCCTCGGCCTGCAGATCGGCCGATAGAATCTCGGTTTCGTCACCCGAGGACACGGCCGCGCCGATGTAGAACTGGCCGTTGGGGCTGTAGGTGATGCTCAAACCGACCAGGTGCCGGCTAACTGGCTTGGTCGACAGAATCATGCGCTCCAGCTCGGCAATCCCACGGTCACTGAGGCCGGTATTCAGTAGTGCCAGGCTCAGGCTGAAAGTGCCGGGCGGCCCCATGGGGGTGAGGTCGAACCACTCGACAATGTCGATAATGTCGGCAAACGGCGAAATGACCTGGCGCAGCGAGGCGATGGTGCCTTTGCGCTGGTGAACCTCGAACGAGTCGCGCACCGTCTTGCGTTTGATTTCCTCAGACCATGCCGGGTCCCAGCGGTCCACGCTGCGCTCAATCGCCAGCCAGGGCAGCATCTCGGCCGGGCAGGTTTCTGGCCGCTTCATCGAGCGCAACACGTTGGCCAGGTCGGCCGGTTCCAGCCCCACCTGCGCCAGGGCATCCTCCAGCCCGGTGCGGTTGATCGGCAGCAGGCTGGTGTCACTCATCCGTGCCACCCATCACCACGCTGGAGCCGACGCAGTTGGATGCCTGGTGGTCCTCGATCACATAGTCTGCAGCGGGCTTAACCAGCTCCACCCGCTGCACGCGGGGCACATGCAGCGCGGCATGGATAGCCGAGCGGCGAATATCGCGCCCAAGCCGGCGCTGGGCATTGATATAGGTATCCAAGGAAGTCTTGGCCTGCGCCAGGGCCAGCTCGTTCTCGGCGCCCGGAAACATGTACAGCACCGCCTCGATCTCGTAGTCGACCAGCTCGGCAGACTTCACCAGCACCCGGTCGCCCACCGGCCGGATATTCTCGGGGGTCAGCGCCTGGGCAACCTTGTTGAGCAAGTCCTGGGTGGCCACCCCGCCATTCACCCGGCTAAGGACACTGACCAGCACAGTGGCCGGCGACGGGCTGCTGGCTTTAACGTCAGCCACCCGCCCATCAGCAGACCGTGCATGGAATTCATACGCGCCGGCCGGCCCGGCCACCGCCATGCCCTCGAAGGCCAGCAGGGTGCGCTCGGCCAGTGATTCGTCGCTTTCCAGCTGCTCGGCCACCGGGGGTACTGCGCTCAGGTCCTCCGCGACGATCACCAGGCGCTTGACGTTGTAGTTTGCGGCCAACTGGTCGAGGTCGGCGCCCTGGGCGAAGGCAATGAATTGCGACTTGGCCGCATCGTTGATACGGGCGCGGGTCATGACCTTTTCATAGGCCGCGCGCTCCAGCAGTTTGACCACTGGATCAGATAGCAACTCAGCGTTCCAGTTGTTGCCCATCAAGGCGCGAAAGCCTGTCAGGCCTTCCTGATAGAACGTCTCAAAGTCCAGTTCCTCGATCACCGTAGGCGCCGGCAGGCTGGCCAGGTCGATGGTGCTCATATGCTTACCTCAAGGTTCACGCTGTCCTCGGAATAGGTGCCGGCAATGCGAAAGCCGATTTGGCCGCCCACTGCAGAAACCACCTGCACGCTCTGCAGGACCAGGCGCGGCTCCCACCGCTGCAGCGCCCGCGCGGCCTCAGCCTGTACCGCGCTTTTCCAGCCCGCGTTAACTGGCTGGTCGACAAACCGGCGCAGTTTGCTGCCGTACTCCGGCCGCATCAGCCGCGACCCCACGGGCGTGGTCAGAATGTCCACGATGGACTGCCGCAAGTGATCGACCCCGGACAGCACGGCGCCGGTGTGGCGGTCCATTCCGATCATGGGGCGTTACTCCTGCACGCGCTGGAAATCCGGGTGCTCATCGAAGGTGGCCAGCGCCTCGTCGTCCGAGGTCGGCACACGCACCTCGAAATTGACTACATCGAACTGGGCGCCGCTGGGGGTGAAAATGGAGCGAGAGCGGAAAACCGCGTCTCGGTACAACACTTGGGGGGTTTCGTCGGCCACAGGGGCCTCCTGTGCGGCCTCAGCCGCCTTTTTGGTCGCCATGGGTTCCTCCAGGTATGAAAAAGCCCGCGCTCGGCGGGCTGGTTGTTATCGGGACTACAGCGCCTGAGCGCACGCCCTTGCAGGTCAGTGTTTGTGGTTAGGGGTATTACCGGCCGTGTCGATGATCCGGCCGTCACCGTAGATATCGCCCGTTACGCGTAACGCACCTTGAATCAACATTGGCCCGATGAACCGCAGCATGGGCGCCATCGCTTCAATGGCCGACTCCGTTACGGTAATGACCGACCCACCCACCTTGATATCCACCTGGCCGGCCGGCAGCTCGATGCTGTAGCGCTTGGCTTGCCAGTCATAGGTAAGCGACCCACCGTCCTCGAATAGCCAGCGCTGGACATGGTCGCGGTCATCCGGCGCCGGGGCGGCACCACCGTACAGCCCCGGCAGGAATGTGCCCTGGCTTACATCGCCGCTGGTACTGATCAGCACGCCCTGCTCATGCATGCCAGGGGCAAGCCAGTGCCGCGCACCAGGTGCGGCACCCAGGCTATGCCAGCGCACCCAGGCGCTGGTCCACTCACCATCCGAAACCCGGCACACCGGCGGATCGGCAGCGAGATCGAGCGCCACGACCCGGCATTTTCGGATCATGCCGGCAATCATCCGGTCATGCTCAGCCAGCGGATAGCTCATGCCGTTCTTCCTCACCGTGCGTCAGAACCAGCGCGCTGGGCGAATCATCGTCCCAAACCCACTGAGTGGTTCCCAAGTAAATGGTCTGCCGCCACTGGACCGCCCACGCGGTGCATTCCGCCAGTTCGGGAATAGGCGCGGTAGGACCGGCGAACACATCGGAAACGGGCATGACGAAATCCTGCCCCCATTGCTGGTAATTCAGCAGCCCCACCAACTTGGTAGCCAGAATTGCCGCCTGTATGGGTGCCTGGTGCCGGGCAGCCTCAACCAGAATGCAGGCCTCGAACGTTGCCACGACGCACACACGGCCGTCGCCGGGGTCATCCCCTGGCTGCAGGTTCGTCATGGCGTACATCAGCATGGGCAGTGGCAGGCCGTCCTCGAGCACGGGGCAGGCCTCCACATGCTGCAGCTGCGGAATGCCTTCCTTGATGGTGGCGGTAATCGCCTCATGCAGCCGCGTCAGCTCGCTATCGGATGTCTGCTGTTCGCTCACGCTCAACCCCCAACACCAAGTTCACCATGCCATCACCAAGCGGCTCCGGCCGGATCACCCGGTAACGTCCGCCGCCCTGATCGGCCGGCAGGTCCATGGTCAGAATCGAGCCCTTGGGCAAGCGCGCTGCCTCTGCAGCCAGCACACAAAACCGGGGCTCCCCCACAGCGGCAGCATCCACCGACGTTGACAGGCCTTTTCCGCTCCGGCCCTGCACCTGGGAATCTATGAATGGGTTCTCGAAGGTACCCATGACAGTGCTGTCATCCGCCAGAAACGCGCGGTCACCCACGCGCCTCAGTACCCGCTGACTGAGCATCGCCGCCCGCTCGCGAAAGCTCGAACGCACCATTACTGCACGATCAGCACGGAAGCGGCGCCGTTGACCACATCGCTGGTCAGCTTGCCAAACGGCTTGGCATTGGCCGTTTCCGGCGGCACCAGCTGGCCGTCCAGCACACTGACCTTGCTGCCAGCCTTCATGCCGGCCGCCGCAGGTGCATCCCATTCGCCAGAAGTGTGATAGGTGATCGCCGCGCCCTTGGAGCCGCTTTGCAGCGGCATCACGGCCAAATCACCGATCACCTGAGGGATACCTGCCACCGACCCGCCAGTCGGTGCCGGCAGGGTCACGGTTTTGCCATTGCTCACATAGTTGGTGCTCATTTGATTCTCCTGCTCCAGAAACAACAAACCCCGCAAAGGCGGGGTGTTATGGGTAACGCGCGGGGTTAGTTCGCGCCGGTCGACTTGTTCATGCCACGGGCATCAACCGCCGACACGCCGGCATCGATCCGCACTTTGGTGGCCATGCCGTCGCTGGTGAAACCTTCTTGAGTTTCAAAGTACGGCTTGTCCACGCCGTCCAGGTAAGCCACTTCGATGGTGTCCGATCCTTTCTTGGCCACCTGGTAGTGCGCGGTCGACGACGCGGCATCCAAACGCGGCTCGGCAATGACCTTGGCAAAGTTGCGAATCGGGTTGTCGATACCCGAGTTGGCATCAGCACCCGGCACCGAGGCCGAACCAATGATCTGCTTGGCCTTGTCTTCCAGGGCCACTGGGCACAGTACAAAGGCTGGCTGAATGTTCAGCGGTCGTGGCTTGGCGCCTTTGGCGACAGCGGCCTGCTGCAGGCGCATGGCCGTCTTGGCCGCGCTCAGAGAGTCCAGCGACAGCTTGGAACCAGCCGTGAACAGGTTGTTACGCGACGCATCGAACAGCTTTTTGCCATCCTTCATCGTCGGGTTATCGGTCAGGATGGAGTAAACCAAATCACCGATAGTTGCCCGCGCAGCCTCACCCATCAGGGCTGGGATACGGGTCAGTGCGTCAAGATCATCGTTGATGATCGCCTGACGGTTGATGCTGAAAATCTCACCATAGGTGGCCAGCTGGATGGTTTCGCCGCTGTCCGTCAGGGTGATGTGCTTGTACTCAGCACCCGGCCGCACTTCGCGCAGCGACGAGAACTGACCCAGACCTACGCGGTTGGCCACCTTGAAGTCACTCAGACGGCCCGGCTTAGTCCACAGGTGATAGGTTTCTTCGGCGCCGTCCCAGCCTGCCAGCAGCGCCTTATAGGCGGCGTCCATCAAGATGCTGCCAAAGTCGCTGGAGCTGTGCGTGAAGGCCAAGCCAACCATATTCATGACGTTCAAGGAGGCCACGCCAATGCCGCGCCCATCCAGCGAGGCGCGGGCCAGCTCGCGCAGTGTCATGTTGTTATAGCGGTTGTCGGCCTCTACCTCGCCCAGGCCGGCACGGGCAAACAGCGAAGCCCGCACCGAGTCGCCCACGATATTGCCGTTGCCGACATGTCCAGGGTGGAGAATCACGCCGGTGGGGGTTGTCCCCTGGCCGATGGCGGCCAGCAGTTTGGCGTTGGCCTGCTCGACGGTGCACCCCGTATCGTTCAGGCAGGTATCACGCAGGGTTTCATGACCGCTGAATGGCGCAAACGAGGCCATGATGGTGGTACGGCGCTGGCCGTCTGCAGCCAAGGCCCGCGCCACGATCTGCTCAGCAGTTTCGGTCGGGTTGGGCGGGATAACTACCGCCGCAGCCGGCGGGGTGACTGGAGCCGACCCCTGCGGGACGAACAGTTGCTTTGCTGCTGGGGGCATATTGATAAAGTCCTTGTAACGGTTGGAAGTGATTTGCCCGAACCCCTCGACGGGTTCGAGAATTACGTCAGCGAAGCCCAGCGCGACCGCCTCGGCAGCAGTCATCCACGTTTCAGCGGCCAACAGCTTGTCGATTTCTTCGGCGGTCTTGCCGGTCTTGTCGGTGTAAGCCGCCATCATGCTGGCCTCGAACATGTCGAGCTGGTCGGCATAGTTGCGCATGGCCTCGGCGTTACCGCCTTGGATGCCCCACGGCTTGTGAATCATGAGGATGGCGTTAGCGGGCATCCTGACCTCGTCACAGGCCATCAGCACCACACTGCCCATGCTGGCCGCCAGGCCCAGCACCGTGCCGACTTTGCGGGCCTTGTGATGCTTGAGTAGGTTGTAAATGGCCATGCCCTCGAACACGGCCCCACCCGGCGAGTTGATACGCAGGTTGATCTGCGAAACGTCACCGAGCGCGCGCAGGTCGTTGGCGAACTGCTGCGCGGTCACGCCCTCGGTGCCGATATCCCCGAACAGGTCCAGGTCCACACTGCCGGACTGGGTGCCGGCACGCATGGCGTACCAGCTATTCGTCGTTGCCCCTACCGCCCCCTGCGGGCTCATCCACATCGGCGGGCTCTTTGTTGCCATTGGTTGGTTCATTTCCTTGCTTCACCCCATAGGTCAGGTGGTAGTAATCCGAGCTGAATACCAGCCCGTCCTCTCGGTTTTTGTCGATTTCCGCTTTGCGGGACGCCTTGAGTTCCGAGGGGTTGCGCTGACGAGAGCGAGCCACTTCGGCCTCGTCGGCAAATCCAGCCTTGACCAGCAGTTCCCACGCGGTCGCTTCATGCACTGGGTTGATCCAGGGCATAACCGGGCCTTGGTAAAAGGCGCCGTAGAGCGTCAGCGGGTTAACGTCAGGCGGCAGCTTGATATGGCCGCTCATCACCGCGATTCGCAGCCAGGCGCGATAAACCGGACGACACCAGTAGTCGATGAATTCGTGCTGCAGCAGGTCGTAGCCCAACTGCCCCTCGACCAGCTCCTGACGTTGCGCCGAATAGGTGCCGTCGTAACTGCGGGCCACGCTGGAGTAGGTGCTGCGCGCACCGGCGGCAATCGCCTTGAGCTGGCCATTGCGGAACCCCTCAAGGAACGGGTTCGGCCGGTTGCTTTCAACCGTACCCACTTCCTCGCCGGGCAGCAGGTTGTCGAACACCATGCCCGGCGCGAAGTTGAACGAGCGTTGCGCCTGCTGCTGACCCCTGCCAGGCATCACGAAGTCATCCGGGGTGCCCTTTTTGATGTACATGACCAGCGCGGCACTGATCCGCGCGGCCACCCGCTCGCTTTCCTCGTAATCCTTGATATCCGCCAGGCGGACCAGGACCGAATGCAAAAGCGGAACGCCCCGGTTCTGCCCAATGCGCTTGCGGTGGGCAATGTGAATCATCTGCTCAACCGGCACGCGCTTGGTGTTTTGCGCGAAGCTCAAGGCTCCGGGGCCGCCTGGATGTTCCTTGAAAACGTGGTAGGCCTTCACCCGGCGCCACGCGTTGCGCTCGACCCCCTGAATAATCCCGCTGGCCGGATCGTTGTAGCCAATCGGCAAATGGTCCGGTTCCAACAACTCCAGGGCAAAGGGCACACTTGTCAGGTGCTGATAGCCCGGCACACTGCCCATCAGCATCTGCGCCAGGGCCTCCCCGTCACGCAACCAGGTGCGACACACCAGGCGCTCGACCTGCGGCCGGGTCAGCTCGCCGGATGCCTCGGGTTTGAGGGACCATTCCGCCCATGCGGCCTTAATCACTGCGGCCAACTCGGTGTGCACTGTGCCGTCATAGCGCAGCGGGATAGGTTCCACAGCAATGCCAGGGCCGCCCACCACCCGCTCGTCCAGGCGGTCAAATAGCCCGGTAACGAGGTCGTGGTTTTCTTCCAAGGCGCGAATCTGCTCACGTATGGACTGCAGCGCTGGCTGCAGGGCGGCATCAGCGTCGCGCGTCTCCCGCACTGCCTTGTGGGTCCGCGAAGGCCTGGCAGCCTCGTAGGCCATGATTACGCTGCGCGCCTGCATCCGCCCCAGCGCAAACTTGGGGGCAAAGGGCGCAATCGCACGGTCCAGCAGCTCCCCGATCATCCGAATACCGCCAGGGAGTGGCCCGAGCGGCCATTGCGGCCCTCAGCCGCTGCCCGGCGCTCCCACTCGGTACGACCGGCACGAATTTGCGGCAGGTCCGCCATCACCACGCGCCGGCCGTTGAATTGCACGTCTTTACCACCCTGCAGCAGCTCAGCCTCGGCCTGCAGGTAGATATCGACCATTTCCTGCGCATTTATCGCAGCCATCCGCTTCCTCCTGTTTCAATCCACCCGCCGGTAGCGGGCTGGGGTTCTGATGCCGGCTCAGGCGGCGTCGGTTCGGGCGCCGGCAATTCGGCCGGTGGCGAATCCACCTCAACCTCGG